TTGAAGAAGAAGCAATGACAGAAGAGATTGCACTAGAGACAGTAGTAGAAGAGGAAGTAGTTACAGAGACACCTGCCACAGAAGAGATGGCTATAGATCCTGCTGCTGATGCTGAAGCTATACTAGCTATAGTTCAACCTGTAATTGATGAGCAAATCAATGCAATCATTGCAATGATAGCTGATTTAAGAAATCACATGGAGGAAGTAATGTCTGAAGGTGAGGAAGTAGTAGAAGTAGAAGCTACTAAATTATCACAGCATGATAAATTCTGCATGGTAAGTAAATTTTTAAATAATAATAACTAAATAAAAAACAAAAAAAATGAGTAGAAAATTAAAATTTGACTTGGATATTGATGCATCTGCATTATTACAAGCTAACAGCGAAGCATTTTACAGCCGAGCTTATTTGAATGAGGAAGTAGTTGACAACTATCGTACACTACCAGGTGTAAAGTATAAGACTAAAATCTCTAATATTACTTTTGGACAAGTATTGCAGGCAGAAAATTGTGCTTGGAATGCTAGTACTGATGAACTTGCATCTGTAGAAATAGATGTATGTGGATTATCAGCAATGGCTGAGATTTGTCAGTTCCAATTAGAGCAGTCTTTTGTATCATTACAAATGACTAAAGGATCTAATGGAGATTTCTCTGTAGCATCTTTTATGGATTTTTATTGGAATGAGATGTCTAAGACAATCGCTGAAAACATTGAGAAGTTACGTTGGTCAGGTGATACTACATCAGGAACTCCTGCTCTTGCTTTATGTGATGGATATAAGAAGTCACTAGTAGCTGATGCTGCTAATGTAATTGAAGTAGGTGGAGCTACACCTCCAGCTGTTAATGCAGGAAATGTACTTGCTACATTGGCTACAGTATATGCTGCTATCCCTCCTGCTGTAATTGCTAATCAAGAAGAGTTAAGAATCTATGTATCTTCTCCTGTAGCTACTGCTTATCGTGCTGCTGTTGCTGCATCTAACACTCAAGCTAACTTGACTCAAGCATTAGACTTTACTTATCTTGGAATAAAGATGGTATTATGTCCTGGAATGCTTAGTAAGTCTACTATCGTGGCTTCACCTAGAGGAAATTTCATCTATGCATTTGATGCTGAAGGTGATGGTAAAGCATTACGAGCTATCAATTTAGCTGACACTGTAGCTGAGCCTGTAATCAGAACTCGTGCAAACATGAAAGTAGGATTTACTCACGTTAATGGTAATGAGATTGTATTCTACAACTCTGCATCTTAATTAACTAATTTATAAATCGAAGGGAGTGAAAGCTCCCTTTACTTAAAACTTATATTATGCCTTTAGGATGCGATGCCTTAGAAACGATAACAAAATCCTGTGACAACAACATAGGAGGAATTAGAAAAATATGGTTAAATGATCAAGAGAATATTACTACTAACCCTGTTGTTGCAGTTATGGGGGAGGTAACTACATTAGCTACATCTGTAGATTATACTGAATTTGAGATTAACAGAAACACAGGTAACTACACTGAGGATACTGCAGTTGATCTAATCAATGGATCTTCATTTGTAACTCAGACTATTACTTTAATGTTCAATAGAAGAGACAAAGATAAGTCAGAAGCTATCAATATACTAGCATCAGGTCAGAGATACCTAACTGCAATAGTATTAGATTCTAATGACAAGTATTGGTTCTTTCAAGACCTACAATTAACTGCAACAGGTGAAGGATCAGGCACAGCTCGTGCGGATGGCAGTAAATATTCCGTTACACTTTTAGCGGAAGCAGACCATTTGGCGTGGGAAATTACTGAAGCTGCTGTAAATAATAATATTCCAGCATAACCTTAACACCCTAATAATTAAAGCTCTGCATATTGTAGAGCTTTTTTTTTAAACATTTTTTGACCTTAGTATAATATAGTTATATGATATACATTAAAAAAGATGAGGTCAATCAGATTATCCTTACACTCACTGAGGTAAGTACACTGCCGAATCCTTATTATTTGTTTGTCTTTCAGAATGAAATGGACAAACTTTCTGCACCTATTACATTCTACACTGCTGATAGCTCAGCTTATCCTGAAAGATTCAATCAGTTTCTATTGGATGAGCCTGTAGATTTGGAACTAATCAAAGGACAGTATACATATAGCATCTATGAGTCACATATCACACCTCCAACTATTGCTAACTCTACAGGGGTTGTGATTGAAGAGGGTAGGATGGTAGTAAGTGGACCAATAGTACAATCAATTTATGAGTAATTATGGCATTAAAAGACTTTTTTAAAACAGTAAAGCATGAAATAGTAGAGGGATATCAATCATTCTCTACTCCATTCCTTAAAGTAGGAGGTGCTAACTTAACACTACCATATGTAAATGGTAGGAATCAGACTAATGGCTACATCCCCTTTGGTCAGGATAACCTATTCCCTGAGCTACTCAATCAGATATTCTACTCATCACCATTACATGGCTCTATTGTAGGGTATAAAGTGAATGCAGCTGTAGGTGGTGGATTTAATATTGTGGCTGATAGACTTACTCCACAGGATAAGCTAGAGCTATATACATTAGAGAGAAAACTAAACATAAAAAAGGTAGTACCTGCTGTAACTCAGCAACTAATACTGCACAATAGAGTTTATTTCAAGCTATGCTTTGATGATAAGATGAAGCTCACTAAGATAGTCAATCTATCACCTGAGAAACTTAGAATAAACTTAGATAGAAAAAGATACTATATCTGTGATGATTGGTCTAGTAGGATTGGAGTACAGGAGATAAGGAGATACACTCCTACCTCTAGAGACTATGAGCAACTATTTGTATATGAGGTAGAATGTATTGGGCAGGATTACTATCCATTACCTCAGTACACCTCAGCTCTAAACTTTGCATTCTTATCAGGTGAACTTAGCTACTTTGCTAAAAGCAATATCCAAAATTCAGTATTTCCATCCTTTGCTATGATGTTTCCTAAAAGACCTCAGTCTGAGGAGGAAAAGAACATGATAAGAAATACCATTGATAGATTGAAAGGTGCTGCCAATGCAGGTAAAGCTGTAGCATTCTTTGCTAACTCAGCAGACCAACTGCCAAAGATTGAGTCACTACCTACCAATGGTAATGATAGTCTATTTCAGGAGGCATCACAGCTGAATACTGAGCAGATTTGCTTTAGTCACACTATTGATCCTATACTTATGGGAATCAGAACTACAGGATCACTAGGTAATGGCTCAGATATTAAGCAGGCTTACATCATATTTGAGAAGAATGTAGTAATGCCATTGAGAGAGATGGTATCAGATATCTTTAATGAGCTACTTTTCATTGCTAAGATTGATGCAGATTTCACTATCAATAACTATCAGATAATTAACGAGGCAATTGTAGAGCTTGAGGGAGATACCTCTAAGACAAATGATGCTTTGAATAGTTTATCTCCATTAGTAGCTACTAAAGTACTTGAGACTATGACTGAGAATGAGATTAGAGCCTTAGCATCTTTACCTCCTGTACCTGGAGGAGATAAAAGCAAGTCACAAATTGCACAAACACCTATAATATAATGCTATACTTTATAACAGAAACCTACTTAAAGAATAACACACCCATCACAGCTAATGTAGATGTCAACAATGTTACTCCTTACTTAGCTACTCAAGCTCAGCTGAGAATCATGCCTATCTTAGGCACTACATTCTATAATGACTTGCTAACTAAGTACAATAATCAGACATTAGATCCTGATGAAGAGACTCTAGTTACATTCATACAGCCTATTATTGCATGGAGAGCTGCTGAAGATGCTGTATTTGGTCTTAGTCTACAGCTAAAGAATAAAGGTCTACAGACTCAATTCGGAGATAACAGCTCATCTGTAGATAGAGGTACTATAGCATTCAGTATGGAACACTATGCACAAAAGGCTGCATTCTTTGAGCAAAGATTAATCAGATACCTACTTAAAAATAGAGCTTTGTATCCAATATTCACAGGTACAACTAACCGAGATACTGACCTTAGACCTATGATAGATGGATGTGGATGTCTATCTAATGGCTTACTAGAATGCAATGGTCTATGTGGAGGTTCAGGTAACAATGGTTACAATAATTCAATCCTAATACTATGAAGCACTCAGGAGTCTTATCTATAATAGTATTCAGTTTAGGATACTTAACAGGCATATCATTACTATTTGAGCCTGCTCTATATCTTAAGCTAATGGGAGGTAGTATAATAGGCTATCTTACTTTTATTCTAGCATTACAACAAGAAAAGCGTGAAGATGAAGAGGGGGAGGAATACGAATGAAAGCACAACTATCACTATTACTAATATCAATTCAATCACAACTTTTGACACTTATATCTATATGCTTTGCATTTTTTTTACCAATAAGTGGCATCCTGTTAATGATAGGAGTATTAATATGTATTGATACTATCACAGGTATTTGGAAAGCTAAGAAGATAGGAGATAAAATAACTAGCAGAAAGCTCTCATCTATAATCAGCAAGTTAGCACTCTATGAGGTCACTGTGATTATGTTCTTTTTAATAGATAGATTCATACTAAATGATATTATACTAACTTTTTTTAGTGTACCATTTATGCTCACCAAAATTGTAGCTCTAGTATTATCTAGTATAGAGGTGATGTCTATCAATGAGAATTATAAAGTAGTCAAAGGCATAGACCTATGGCAGTCAATGAAGTTATTATTTGCTAGAGCTAAGGATATTAAAGAGGACCTAAACAAACTGAAATGACTAGATGGGAACTTACATCTAAATATGGTACAGCTAATGTAACAGGTGCAGGTTACTTAGTAAAGATTAAGCTACCTTATCCAATGAGAATAGCTTGGGACTTAGACAGCTCAGTCAATTCTATGATGTGCCATAAGTTAGTAGCTGATAATTTTACAGCTGTATTCAATGAGCTTCTAGCTACCTATGGATATGATAAGATTAAGGAGTTAGGGATTGATTTATTCGGTGGATGCTTCAACTATAGAAAGATGAGGGGTGGTACAGCACTATCCATGCACTCATGGGGAATAGCCATTGATTTAGATCCTGCTAGAAATCTTCTCAAAGAATCATCAAAAACTGCAAGATTTGCAAGACCTGATTATAAGGCAATGATAGATATATTCTATAAGCATGGCTTTATATCTTTGGGTAGAGAGAAGAACTATGATTGGATGCACTTTGAAATAAAAGAATGATGAGAACTTTTCGTGTGTTCACGATTTCGTGAACAAGTATAAAAAACAATAAAAAAAAATGGGAAAACTATCTATATTAATTATTAGTATTATTCTTTATTCGTGCTCTGCACAATACCACCTTAATAAAGCAATTAAGAAAGGATATAGCTGTGAGCAAACAGGAGATACTATCAGGATCACTACACTAGATTCTATCCCTGTTATCATTCATGATAGCATAGTGTGGGAGAAGTTTATAACTACTAAGGATACTATTATAAAGTATAAATCAGTCTATGTGCCTAAGACTAGACTAGATAAAAAAATAGAATATAGACTAAAGGTCAAAACTATCTACAAAGATAGGATAGTTCAGAAAGCACAGGCTAAGGCTACAAGACCTAAGACTAGAGGCAATCTTAGTCTATTATTTGTAGGGGTAGGCATAGGCTTACTGCTATCATATCTCTTTAAATTTGCTAGGGATAAATATTTGTTCTAAGTTTACACCACTTATGGTAAGAAAAAGACTGTTTTTTGACATTGAGACATCATTCAATGTTGGTATATTTTGGCGGTCAGGATATAACCTCACTATTAATCCAGGT